TAAAAAATATGTTTATCTGTGTGTGTGGTATCGGGGGAATATCTAGTAGTTTCAAAGTCTTGAGTGATGTTTACATTATCCTGCATTTCTGCTCTTTCATACAAATTGACTAACTGCTCTCTGCCTAAAGATTCGTCAAAATCAGTAGCAAAAGGTACTGTTATTACATTATCACCACCACCAGTTTTTATTTTTATTCTATTCACAGTCATCTATCGTTGGTAGTTGTATTATGGGTTTAGGTACGTAGTCTTTATCTATAACTATCGGTACGATTTTAAAGTCTATTGTTGTGTATGGATAATGTGCACCATTTACGAATGGGTAATCTACCCCATTAATTTGTGTCTCAAAAAACCCGATTGGTAATGTATCCCTCCACCTCCACAACTCTTCATATGTTGAGAATGTCGCGTACTCTGGGACTAGTTGGTAATTTTTACTAACCGATATAGTGTTTGATTTTTCTAAGATGGGTATCCTGTGGTGAGGTTGGTACTTATACCCACCTTTAATTTCACTAAACGTAGAAAAGTCCACACCGGGGTCAAAGAATAACATACCATTAGTTTCAATATCATTAAATGTTAGTTTGTGGTAAGATTCTGATATTATTCTTTCTCCTAACTCCCACTGATTATATTCTACAAAAGCCCCAGTAAACGTATCACCACTTTGTGGTAGGTTATAGGGTGTTAATAAGTTACTTTCTGTGATTGTATTGGGGTATGGGTCAACCTTACCGTCAGGTTTAAAATTCCATGACCAACCTAAACCAGCACAATTACCACCAGTTTTTGTTTTCCATAAGAATGATTCGTTTACAGCAAAAACACTTAAATATAAATCACTCAACGGTCTACCCAAATTATCGTTATAGTCACTGGTATCTAAATCATTATTAAAATTCCACAAATAGGAATTAGTATCTTCTTTTATTACTGTGTGGTCTACACCGTTTGTTGGTGAGTTGTTAGCTTGAAATGACTTGAATTTTTTAGAATACAGGCTGCTTTCGAAAGCACAATTATCTAATTCATAATTTTCTGGTGTCGATATGATTCTATGGTTATGTACGTAGTATTGTGAAGTGGTTTCTGTTCTATTTTGTGGGTCTATTAACCTCAAAAACACACCAACATCACCATCGTTAAATATTTGTGATTGCCCATTTAAAATAATATTTATTAATTTACTTTCAGACCCATAAGTTTGGTCACCTAAAGAAAAAACCGGTAGTTCGTTACTATTATTTATTGTTGTTACTAAACCACTGTTTATACTAACAACCGAAACTGTATTTTGTAATATTATATATTCACCCATATTTAATCCGTGGTCAACTGGGCATACCAGTTGTAAGGCAGATTTACCCTGAATTTTCACATTTTTTACGTAAAATGGTATCCCATCACTAGCCATAAAAGAAACCCCCTTCTCTAGTCCGGTTGTTTCTTTATCATAATAATACTCCATGGGTATCTGATTATTATGACTATCCACGTAGGATTGACATATATACCAATTCTCTCTTGTAGACTCTAATTCAGAATACATATGTGCTGAAGTAAGACCGGTATATGTTAAAAATTTAAAAAAGTCCGCGGATGGGTACCCACAAGCAACACTATCCCCATCCGATAGTGGTATTGGGTCGTAGTACAGGTTATTCGACATAAAAATAGGGTCGTAAGTACAACCGGAAATGATGTTTTCAACCATCGGTTTTAGTTTACCATACAACCTGTAGATGTTGGAGTCTTCTCTTTCTCTAAAATATTGGTCTTGTAGGTTTAGTACTAAATTTCTATCACCTTCAATCATAGTCCTAGTACTGTTCTCTAAACTATAAGGTATAAATAAATCCTTATCTTGTGAACCAACATATTTTTGTGAACCCCTAACTATCCTAATAGTTTCTTGATATCCCATTTAAAATTTTTTTAACTACCAGCTAGAAGTAATAATTCTTCTTCAGTCATTGGTTTAGGTACGTATTTTTCAATAAATGTATCGTACGATGTTGCTCCCGGTATCAAACCAAAATAATAGTGATAACCCACACCAGGTGCTATATACCTACTAGATTGTGAAGCTGTAATTGGTGTGGTGGGTAAATTGATTACCGAACTGTTTATTGTAGCTCTCCAAGTGGTTAAATCTTGTATATTCCCATAGGCTATTTCACCGGACCCCGTCACCCATTCAGAATCTGTGTATTGGTTAGTCCCATACCCACCACCATTTTTATCCCAAACGTAGAATGGTACGACTTGTGATGTTTGGTCTAGTATTTCAACAATACATTCTCTAACATCCGAACCAGATTGTAAAACCCCACTATCTTTTTCCAATAAGGGAGTTAGTGTTACACTATCATCTGACTGACCAGAATTACCTGGTACACTCACAGAATACTTATAATAAAAAGATTCTCCAGCTCCACCCCATGGTGTGCCATAAATTATTGAATTTGTTGGTGGTCCACCACCTGGGTTAACAGTACTAGGCCAAGCCGCTTCCCACATAGTATACGTCCCGTTTGGTTTGGTTAACGCTCCTGGTGGCATATATTCCCAAGCTAAGGTATCTACGGTAAACCATAACATACTTACCATATCCTGTGTCCCAAAAATTTCAACTTCTATTTCACCAGGTGGTGCATAATCGGTAATACCAACTTCTGAAAGTTGTGATATTATGGTAGCCATGCCACCATTTAATTCTCTTTGTCTTCCAGGGCCAACTTCATCACGTTGGAAGAACGTCCTCAAGGAAACTTTTTCGGTAAAACCTTCATTAAAATTAACCACTTCATTGACAGCATCCCACATAAATTCCCCTATCGGACTAAATGTTGTCACACCAATTTCATCCGAAACAGAACAACCTTCCCTATACCCCTTTTCTGTGCATATTTCACTTATATTTTCTATTACGGGACCTAAGTCCATTATTGTTGTTGGAAAGTGTAAATTTCTCTCATTACCACCCTCCGCTCTAACATTACTTCTTAAAGCTGAGTCATTATCACCTATAAACGTACCCGAACTTGAACTGTATGGTGTTGACCTATAGTAAAACTCTTGGTCATCACTATGAAAAAACACAACCTCACCACAATGTTTAACTTTATATCCGTTTTGGTAATCTTCGTTCGGTTTTAGTTTTGCTTTGAATTGGAACGCGTATAAAAACCCACCAACCCAGTTATTACCCCAAAAATAATTCATTAGACCATCACACATAGCTCTAAACACATTTTCTCTCTTCCTCCAATTACCTATACTTTCTATAGGGGTTACACTACCACCCCACTGAGCACCAGAAGGTGCAAATGATTCAGCTAGTGTCATAAAAGGGATTGAGTAACATCCGTCTTCTAATCTCATTGACGGGTCGTTGGGACTGGCACAATTTAAAAAATCGTTACCTTCCGCTGTGCTATCACCACCACCACCTCCAGCACCATTTAATTCGTCACACCAACCTGTACATTCACCACAACCACCACCATTAGCGGCACTAAAACAACCACATTTATCACATTCTGGATATTTTGTAACTCTCAAAAACATACACCCAAATATATCCTTACATTTTTTAGCTTCTTCGTCCTTCTTCGAGCAAGGACAGGTACCACACCTGCAGTGTTTATCCCTCGGACCAGTCCTCCAATAAATCCATTTACACATGGTACATAAAGCCGAATTAATGACATTTTTAATCCAAGTAATAAACCCCAATATAAATTCAACAATAGTACAAACTAACGCCATAATCGTATAAATCAAAGTATAGATTACTTGCAACATCCTAGTTAAAAACTGGCTAAGGACTATGTTAAAGTTTATGTTTTTGTTTGCACTGTTCGTTGGGAAAGGATTTGCTTGTCCGTCACAGGATTTCTCTTCTCTAGGAGCGATTTCTTTTACACCTATAAAACCATCTTTCCTTCTATGTTTCCAATGATTATGAAACTGACTAACAGTATACACCTTACTATATGAGAATTCATAAAAATAATCTTTACATGCTATAATTTCTCCAGTGTTAATTGATGGGTTAGGGTATTTCCAATAATCTATCGAGAAGGCGTACGAATCTTTATCCACACCACCATAATTACCATTTATATCACTATTGTATTCTTTAATATTTGGTACTAGGAACGCACCTCTCCTTCTTTGTCTAGAACTACCAACCGTTTCTTCTGGTTTAATTCTAAATCTATGTTTTGCTTTTGTAGGTACTCCTTTACTTGGGTCTTGTGAAAATGTTCGTTCACCAAATTCATTTGTTATAACATAATCTAGGTTCATAGGTATGTTGATTAGGAAAGCTCCATTATCATCTATGTTGTGACCACCATCAATATCAAATCTCTGTAGGACTGGTATCGTTTTTACCCCAGAACCCAAATTATCTGGGTCTTCTTCTTGTTTAAAAAATGGCGTAAACCTAATAGATTCTATTGTTCCTGGTGCTGGAACCAACGAACACAATTCACCCATTTTTGCTCTAGGTCTACAGTTTTTATTTACAGACATTTTAGCTTGGTCCGTACCTAGTGAACCCATAAATACAGCAGTTGGTTTTACCTCAACCCCCATTTCTCTCAAATCAAAATCAGTCCTAGTTATTGCCGCACCACACCCACTTTCCTCATCACCCCAAAAAGGTCTAACATCTATAAATTTTGACATGGTGACAATTTGTGGTAACTTATCAATGTTTGTTGAGCTTTTGAATCTGGCTCCATTAAAAGATGAGGACGGTTCACCTTGTAATTTAAAATCTTCCGGCACCATAGAAAAACAACCAATATCAGACAAATCAACATTCATAATCACAGTGTGGTCACCAACAGGGACCCCATAAATCATAAAATCACCACTTTCGTTAGTTTTAACTGTAAATTTATAATATTTGTTATAAACATATTCCATGTCTGGGTTGTGGAATACTTCCGACTTCTCTGGGAAACTACCTGTCGGTATGTGTCCTGTATAGTTTGCTGTGGACGATAATAGGTTATACCTATAACCTTTTTCGTTTCTATTGTTTTGATTTTTGTATGGGTATATTGACCGTACTACCTCATTTTCAGCGTCTACCTTATCCAAAGGTATAAAAACAGACACCTTCGCGTTAGGTATCCCAAAACCACCGTTAACAATCACTCTACCAGCGATAACACCAAAATCAGCACAATTTCTTGGGTATACGTCGGTTTGGTGTAGTTGAAGACTTAATATCTCTAACATGTCGAAATCTTGACTTAAATCCAACGTCACTTCTTTATCGACACCGATTTCTGTCCTAATCCTTAAATTTTTTGGCATAAAATCTCTTTATATAATAAATACTACTTATTCTAAAATCAAAAATAGGTAGTATATTAAATTATGTAAATAATTAGGATATGTTTGGTCTGGATATTTGTTTAACTCTAACTCTCACATCAACATCAGGATATCTTATTTGTGGAATTTCGTCTGGTAGGAAAAATAGTGCTTGGTCTGTGGTTACTATTTTATTGTTACTTGTAGTTGGTTGACTTGTTTTTGAGTTTGAATATCCGTCACCCGTATTATTATATACTCTTACATCTATAACATTTAACACCCCGTCTTGTTTTGATACTTCCCCATATACCTCACTTAAACTAATCGTCTCACCCATTTCATGGGCGTCAACGTTAAAGAATTGGGTAATTTTATTAATAACGTTACCAACTATCTCTCCTTGGTTGGCGTTATTTGTTATGACAATGTCTAACTCCAAACCTAAATCAATTACATTGGCAGAAGATATTTCTATATAATCGTTTATCATTCTATAGTTGGAAAGGTATTCGGATATATTATTTTTTAGGGTTGAACTTACACTTGATGACAGAGCTCCGTCGGGTGTGTACGATAATATACTAACTTTAACCTTATTTTCTATTTCTGTAACACCAACCTTTGCTGCGGCCCCATACTGTGAGGGCATTGTTCTTATTTTATTAACATAATCGTTAATAGTTACCGCTCTATTTTGTGCTGAGAAATTAAACGCTATATAATTTCTAATTTCTTCCGTGGACATCTGTTCGTCACCACCAATAGCTGATGTAACGTTATTAACCTTCAAACTATTTCTAACACTACTATTAATACTAGTAACCGGCCCAGAAACTACAAAATCTAAAACCCCTAACGAATTTATAGCTCCAGCTCCCAGGTTAGACGCTTTACCCCCACCAACCCTGTATTGAATGAATAGTGTTGTGTTAGGTCTGACTACAGAACCTAAAGATATGTTATTTACGAATTTATTAAGGTTTACTTTCACACCATATTTCGCAAAATCATTTAGTAGGTTTTGTGATTTATTATTACCGTTACCGAATGTTAAAAAGAAAAACCCTTCAGGCGTAAATTCGGTAATAAACCTATTTTCAGTTAATATGTATTTACCGGACTTCATTCCGGGTCTGTCCGCTGGTATAGCTGGGTCTATTTCAAATATTTCAGACTCAGCTAAAGCATTTACTTCGTACCATTTATCATTTTTAGCGTTTATAAATTCTAGGTTGGATGGTAGTGTCGTGTAACTAAGTCCATTTTTTTCAATTACTGACGTAACCCCTAAAACATTCCTTTCCGGTAAAAACACCTTAGCGAATGGTTTACTATCAATATCTGTTATTTCTTTTTTAAATACTTTAGTAACACCATTAACAATCACTTCCCTTTTTGTTATTGTGTAATTTTGGATAATCCCTCTACCGTCAAGATTTGGTATTTTTGTTCTGTTTGGGGTTCCTTCTGAGGAATAGGGTGAGGAAAAGTCACAATCGTTAATCAATTCAAATATCTGACCACCACCCCTTACTTGAGCTCCTCTTCTTAAAAACCCCAAATACCTATCATCTTCTTTATCCCCTCTTACTGGTACTATTATTGAAAAATCACATAGTGTTATAGATGGTCTATTTCCTGGTATTTTTAAACCATAAGTCCTAGCTATATTAAATAAAGAACTTCTTTCTTGTGCTGAGTCTAATACTGTTTCTTGTAACGTCCTATCAATACTAAAATGTAAATTATCAGCTACAGCGGCATTTAAATCTAAAAAAACTGAATATATCGAGGAATCGTTAGAGTTCTGTATTAGGTCCGGATAGTACGTATTAGTTAACCTTAGTAATTCATTTCTTAACCCTAGAAAATCCCTTTCTGTATATGATATTTTTTTGCTTGCCATTCTATAAATTAATAATTATGAAATCTCTTGTCCCAAACACATCGTCTTTTATTGTATAGTCTATAAATATTTTAGCTGTGTATTCTTCAGTACCATCACCAGCCATCCTATAAATCCTATCATCTAAATCATTATCTAGTGTACTATTTTGTGCTGATATGGAAGGGTGGTTAGAATTATTTAATTCTTTTTCTTGTTCCCTAATATCTTCTAATGTTTCTATTTTAATTTCGTTTACTACTACATTTGGTATGTACTTTTTTATTGTATCTCTTAGTTCAGAATCTATAGCGGCAAATGTTGATTTATCCATTTGGTCGAATATATATTCGTATAGTCCAGTTCCAAAATCTGGTAAAAAATACCTAGTACCTTTTCTGGTTAATATAAGGTGGATTAGGTTAGCTTTTACCTCTTCCGGTAAAGTATCTGTTGTTTTAAGAAACAACCCACTTTCACTATCTTGGAATGGAAATGATACACCATACCTTTCTCTTGCTATTATTGTCATATTAAATAAATACTTTACTTTGGTTTATCTATCGACTTTCTGGAACATCCCATCTAATACTTGTTCGATAGCCCCCATCAACGCGTACTGGTCACCACCCCAACTATCTTTATGTCGTTCAATTAATCGGTCAACAACGTATCTTAGGTCTTTTTCTAAACCATCCCATTTATCATCATCACTTGTTTGCCAAGAAACTTCTTCTCTTAATATTTTTTTAATTAGTGTTTTCATTATTATTATAAATATCACCCCTAAGTTCTTTGTTTAACTTAAGATGTTGTGGCCAAAAAGGGCAGTGTTTACAGCCAGACCCACAACAACTACCTCTTTTTATGTGGTATTTTTCTGTTAAAACCATTTTACCATTTTCTAAATAAAAATCTCCGTCTTGTAACCTATTAAATTGTTCACTATTTTCACTATAACTGTGTTTCACTAGTAACATTTAAAGATTTTAAATCAACATCTAACTCACAAACACCACCTGCACAAGCTAACTCACCAGATAAATCAGTATTATCGTCCAATTCAATAACATTAGATAGGTTAACATCGTTTAAAACTTTCATCATTTCATAATACCTTTCTTCAGTAATATCTTCAAACGGTGCTTGTGTGTACGTACCTCCATTATATGGTAATACCGCCAACCCATTATAGTGATTTCTATTTTCCCACATCCATTCTCCAGCTAAATCCCATTCATCGTCTTTTAAGGAAACTGTAGCCGAAACATTGTGGGAATTTGAACCCTTTCTATGTCCACTTCTAACCCATTCAGTTGCAATTTTTTTAACCCTCTCTAATAAGTCAAACGGTGATTCAGTTCTCATAATAGCTCCTGATGGGGCTTTTTGAGGTACTTGTATTACTGCTGTATCATGTGGTCTGAAGTATTCGTCTTCTACTAGTTCCGGATGGTTTAAGTTTAGATATGTGTAAATAGCTTCATTCTTACCAACTCTAACTCTACGAATATAATAATCGTTATGCCATGCATGAATACCTGATGAAGTTCCTAATGTTAAAGATGTGGTTCCTGCTGGTTTAACTGTGGTTGTTCTAGCAGCTTGGTTTATGTTTAGAAGTTTAGCGACTCTGGTATTTTCTCTTTTAACTAGACTTGCTGCTTTTTTAGTGTCATAATTTAAAACTTTACCAGACCCTATACCGGTCATTGATACCCCAATAAGTGCGTCTTTCTCAGTAGTTTCTTGCCATATTTCTCTTAAATAATGAAATGATGTATACCCCGCTTGTAGTGTTCCTATAAACGCGGCTGTTTTTACTCTCTCATTCAAATCTTCTTGTGATTCTATATTAGAAACATTAACTTCACATAGGTTACAGAATTGGTATGGTCTTAATGCAATCTCACAACATGGATTAGTTCCCCAATCTTTATCATTATTTAGATATATTCCAGGTTCTCCCGAATTTGATAGTTCAACTCTCTTCCATAAATTCATAAAAAATTCTTTAGTGATTTTATGTCTCATTAAACATGCTGAGTTGTTTGCTCTACCTCTTTGTGGGTTCAATTCCCACCAATTACCAGCTTTACAACCAATCATTTGTTCGTCATCAGCACTAAATAGACTAATTAAAGCCGCTCTTCTAATTCCACCCGCTAGTACAGCATCTGCTATATAACATACAATATCATGTACCTCAAGTGTGGTTAAGTGTTCCCCATTTTCTTTTTCCTCTAATATGCCTTCAATCTTAACCAAACATTCTTTTAGTGGTTGGGGTCCTGGTGCTTTACCCCCTGAAGTTATTAACCTCGCACCTTTTGCTCTAATATCTGTATAATCAAATTCTACTCTACTACCCCCACCATTCATATACGATTTCATTAAAACTTTAATCGAATCTGCCCAACCTTCAATTGAGTCTCCAATTAAAAACCTTCTTTTTCTTTTTGGGTAGGGCTTTTGTATCATCGGTAGTTTAGATACGTGATGTTTTTGTACTGAATAACCTACTCCCGTACCACCTAATAATAGAAACATTGTTTCTGAAAATGAATCAACATGGTCAATAGGTAGGTAAGCACAATTATAAATCCTATTAGGTGATATTTCAATAGGTTTACCACCAAATTGCATAGACCTCATTGAAGGTAATACTTTCTTATCGTACACTAATTTGTATTTTTCTTCTATCTCATCTATTAAATGTGGGTACGTTTTTATATGCATGTTTTTATTCCTACTTACTAATTCTTCCCAAGTTTCTCTTCTCTCTAGGGTTGGTAGGTATTTTGCGTATTTCATATACACCGTAATGTCTGATAAAATTTTGTTAGAAATTTCCATATTTTTATTTTATTTTATTTATTGTTTTTTCTCTTTTTTCTAGAGCGTCCATCACTCTTTTGTGGTTTCTTTGTGTTTTGTCTTCCTCGAAACCTAAGAAAGTTTGTGTTGATTGTGTGTCTATTTCTAAGGTGGAATTATTAAATGTACAGTTTTCAAATATAATACCATCCTGACCTAACCTAGATTTTGTTATAGCAATTGTAGCTAGTCCAAGTTCTTTTTGTTGTAACGATTTCGCTATCGAGATTATTACGTGACCAACTTGGGCTTTTTTAATTGACCCACCCATTTGGTCTGTAGTTACCACCTCGGAAGATATCGACGACCTATTACCTTGTGCGGCTGTCCAACCCACTAAATTTAACTCATGGCACATACCTTCAAATTTTCTCATGACAGAACCCTCACCTTTCCATTCATCATTATAACTTTTATCTGGTATAACACAATCAATATAATCTAAAACCACAATATCTAATTTAACTCCTTCTGATGTTATTTTTCTAATTTGGTTTTTAATTTGTGGTATTGTAAATTCATCTGAAGCTAACTTTTTTAATATTAACTTTCCTTCTTGTTTTTGCATCTCACTAGCCTTAGCTAGTACTTTTTCTTTGTGGTCACTTAATTCTTGTGGTGGTATGCCGGTCCAACAAGTAAAATGTTTTCTTTGTATTATTTTAGGGTTATCTTCAAAAAATATTTGTAATACGTTGTACCCCATATTAAAAGCTGTATTAGCAAATCTTGTTAGTATTGTAGTTTTACCCACACCAGTTGGTGCTAATATTACACCTAACTCTCCTTTCGCTAACCCACCATTTAATAAATTGTCGATACCGTCTATACCAGTAGGGATTGGGTGCCTATAATCAACTTCAAGAACCTCTTCTATGTTTTGGAACACCTCTAGGTTTCCGTCATTATTATCACCTATTGTTATAGCTTTTCTTATGTATTCTTCACATTTATCATAACTTTCAAACTCACCCTTATCTAATATCTTTTCCACCTTCCTAATAGCTTTTTGTAATTCTTGTTGTTTACAAAATTTTATTGTTTTTTCTTTTATAAATAAATGGTCATCAAAAGATGATTCCTTAACCTCCTTTAAAGTATCTATTACGTTCTTTTTAGCCATTTCAGAAGAAATTTCTAACTGTGTTAATTGTTGTAGTCCTTCAAATGTAGGTACGGAATCGTATTTATCATAATAGTCTTTAATAAGTTGCATTATCAACTTAAAATATTGATTATCAAAATATTTTGGTAGTATGCTATCTATAATCGAGTTAGCGAAAGATTTGTCTATGATAATTAGGTGTAATATTTTTATCTGAAAGTTATACCCTAAGTATCCGAAATTTTCTATTTTATTCATATAATATGGTTTAAAAATAAA